ATTCCAAGCCTGCAAGTCGGTGGTGTAGTCAGCAGTCGGGTAGGCGATGAGGGTTACGCTCATAGGATATTGTTCTTGTAAGCAACTGCAACCTCGACCTGCAACTGCGTGAGGCGGTCGTTCCTGCGAGTCGTGAATTGGTAAGTATTAGCGTTGACGATAGCCTCAACCAACTGCCCATCCAGTTCGAGCCATACCTGCCCGGATCGGATCATCTCAATCAGCCAAGCGGATTCTGCATCCGTGAGCCAATCGGAGTTGAGTGCGTAAACGTAGTCGAACTCCCCTGCCCACACTTTGTCGTAGGTGGTAGTCGCATAAACGTCCGAGTTGTACCCGAACGTCTGCCTGCTTATATTGGCCCTCTTGCGGTTCTTAAGCGTGAAGGTGTAGGAGTCAATGCCCCCGTACTTGTTTTGGAAGTGTACCGGGATGGAGTTGAATCGCTCGCAAGGTCCGAAAGTAAAGGTCGTGATGACTGACCCCGAACCCTGATTGGCCAAGAACTGCACCGTGTACGAATCCCCCTCAACGGCTCCGCTTAGTGCTGCGATGGTTCCCGATAGTTGTGCAGGTCCGCACCCGAAGCGTTGGATATTGAAATCCGTTGTACCTGAAAGGCTTGGGCTGACCGCTATGTCGTAATTGACCCCCTTGTAAGCCACACGGCCCGAAACGAGGTAGGTGTCATTGGCGGACACGGCAGTAAACTTCGTGGCGTTAATCGCAAGCCAAGCCTTGCCTCCACGATACACGGTGAAGGCCGATGGCGTTGTCAAGGGTTTCACGGAGTTGAACGAGGACCCGATTCGGAAGTAGGGGCTTAGGCTCCAGTCTTGGAACTCCAACTGCTCCAAGTTCCCCGCAAACCCCATGACCCCGCTGACGGTGGTAACCGTTCCCGTCTGCACGACTGGGGTGTTGCCGTATTCTTCCATGAAGTCGAGGCGATATCCCGAATAGTACCCGGCATGATCAACGAATCCGGTTTGGGTAAGCGATGGCTTAGTCGGGGCAATCAGGGTTTCAACGACCTTGGCAACGTCGAAGAATCCGAAGTTGGTTGAAGGCAGTTTGTCGCACTTCAACCGGGCAAGGGTCGTCCCTGCTGGGTTCTTGACATCGCAGACGTACCTGTAATTGGGTTGAGCAATCAGCGAACCGCTGACCTTGAAAAGCATCTTGTTGTAAACGGGTGTAGCCACGAGAGGCGACCCGGAAAGGACGGTTGTTGCCATTTTATAGTTTGGTTGCTACGCTTATGGATTTGCCGAGGACCTCTGCAATGTTCTCGGTCAGGACCTCTATCATTTCGGGGCTTACTGCGTTGCTCATGAAGTTGGTCGCTCGCAGACCTTCCCTCCGAATCTTGTTGGCGATGTTGATGGCAAAGGACCTGTTTGCTGCCTTCTTGTCCCTGCCTTCCAACGGAATGCCCTTGAACGCAATCCATTCCTGAATGGGGCGGATAGGTGGACGCTTGTCCCGGTATTGGAAGGGAGAGTTAGGCGCACGTTTGCTTGAGTTTGCACCCTTGACGCCGAGGTCCACAAACTTCCAGTAATCCGCTGCCTCAATAGCGACAACGAAGGACTGGTCGTTTAGGGATATAGGCGTAACGGTGATGGACTGCGAGAGGGCATTGCTTGCGATGGCGTTCGACTTGGCAAGGTTCTCCTTTGCAAGACGGACCACTCCTTCAAGCCACTTGACAACCAATGCGTGGGACTTATTCTCAATGGCCCCATCTTCAAGGGCTACACCAAAGTCAGCAAGGGCCTCCTTTTGGATGTCGGTCAGTTTCTTTCCTGACCCCCCTACAAAGACGTTGAACTCCATACGGGTAAATGTCCCCCGTGCTGGAATGTGTCTATCTGCGCCTCGCTCGCTCCGCCTCCATCCGTTCGGCTTCCAAGATGTCGTGAATCAGGAGCGCATAGTTCAAGAACTCCACCGCCTTCATAGCGAAGATGGCATCGAACTTGAGAACGTCCTTGTTAGCCATCCGCCAAACGACCATCAGCCAACCGTACCCTGCGAGAGGGCTTACGTCAACTCCCCTGCCTTCGTCATCAGGTGCTTGGAATAATCGGTCAAAACTTTCAAGTAGGACTCTGAACTTAGCAAAAAAAAACTGACAACCCCCCAAACGTCCCCGACCTTGGCGTGTTTCTTCATCAGTTCGGCCCGTTCTGCATGGGCAGCCCCGTTGTACTTTTTCGGGAATAATCCGAATAGACCGCCCTCCCTGCACAAGGTTGCCATGATTCGGTGAAGGTTCTGCAACAACTGCTTCTCGTCCGTGGTGTTTGCGTCCATTAACTCTATCAACTGCCCAGCGGTGAGTTCATCCGTGAACACTGTTGGAATCCACCACTTGCCGCCGGCTTTGAACTTTCGCTTGTATCCCAACGCAGGCAATGCGTTCCACTCGCTTATGATGTCCTTGTAGCGCTTTAGGACGGCCTTGGCGGACATTTCTCGGACGAGTGATATATCGACCCCCTCAACGATTGCGACGACTCCTGCACGCTTGTCGTAGTCGCCCAGCACGCTTGAGAACTCAATGGCTCCGATGCGTTGGAACTGGTCGATGGTGAGGTCTTGGAGTTTCATAGTTTGGGTCTTGAGTTGCAACGAATTTCGGGAACGACAACCATAGGCAGGTCGTTAAGCAGGGCGAGGTTGGTCAGGATGCTTTGGTCGTGCCTGTGGTCAATAAACGATGGATGGTTCGGATACTCGCTTGGTTCGTCATTCACGGCCTTGTCAACGTGGAGCCACTTGGACCACTCGTACATGAGGTCAATCGTGAAGTCGGTCTTGCGTAAGCCAAGGAACCCCGCCTCTATCTGCATCGGTTTCTCGTTAAAGAATTGAAGGCAGTCCATCAAGGCGTAGCAGTCGCCCTTCGTGTATGAGATATGGTTGTGAAAGTTTTGATGTAGCAGGATGGGGTTGTCTTGCAAGTATTGCTTGGCAAACTCAAAGCAGCCATCCCCGTGTAGGTCTTGGGCATCGAGGTAAAGCAGGGCTTCGTCCTCCTGCAAGTCAAAGAGAGCGTCAAGGATGATTTGCGGTTTCCACCTCCACCAGTTGTTGCCCCTGCCTTCCCGTTTCTCGTCCTCGGTCGTTGTAATCGGGAAAGGGTACTGATTAGCCTGCGCCCTCGCTGCTGGAAGGTACTCACTCGTTGCGTAATTTACCCCGACCAAATACATCTTAGAACCCGTGAGAGTTAGCAAATGCGTGTTTGAACGCTCCCACGTTGTAAGGGATGTCAGCGAATCGCTGCGAGTATGCTCGTTCTAAAATGTGGCCGACGTGGGGAATAGCGACCAACTTCTGCTCAATGCAAGCGATGGTTAGGTCAAGGTAGGAATCGTCCCAAGTAAGCGTGTAATTGGAAGTTACAGGCACGACGGGTTGATAGAACTCCTTTGCACCCCTTCCAGTCAGTTGCTTGATGTGTGGCTCGTAATTATCGCCGCACGACCAGTAAGGCACAACGTCCACAGGGACTCGGAAATAGGCGCAGTAAGCCCGTTGGTCAAAGTCGCCTGTCTTGGTGAGGTCGTACTCGAAGAGGTTCACGACATCTCCGTTCTTGATGTAGCCGTTCTTGGCTAAAGCATACCATCCAGTCCAAGCGACGAGGTTGCGATGGCTCTCGATGTTGTCTGTTTCGTCCCTTGCAACGATATGGTCAAGGCCAGCCATGCCGTCGAAGTCCTTGAACCCAAGCATGACCCAAGTGTAGGGGGCTAAGTCCTTGAACCTTCCCTCGGCTTCGCATTGCTTAACGATGTCCGTATCGTGGCAGAAGATGTAAGTTTTTGCCTTCATTTCTTGTAGAGGGTTAAAAGCATCCTGCCTCGTTGGTCCGTTGACCCCTTGGCTTCGTGTGGCTGCAGTTGGCTCGTAAGGTTGACCATCGTCAGCAGTTCGGCATCGTGGATGACCATCGTCCCACCGGGGTTCAGGGCTTTGTTGAACAACTCCACCATTTCGGGAATCATACCGTCCCCGTGGTCGGAATCGTGAAAGATGAAGTCAAAAGTCCTAACCTCTTGCAGGGCCATGTGGCTCCGTTGGTTGTTCCATTCGACCTTGAACTGCGATAGGAGTGCTTTGCGTTTATCTTCTACGGTTGTGTCGGTATCGTAAACCACCACGTCAAGCCCGGCCAAGGCGATGGCGAGCGTTGAGTGTCCGAGGTAGGAACCGAGTTCTAAAGCGTGGCCTCCCTTGTGCTTCTTGGCTTCTTCGTAGATTTCAATGATGTGGTCCACCGCAGTCGTGTAGATGTGCGAGTAGTCTAAGGCTTTGAGTTGGTCAATGTGTTTTTTCATGCTAAAAAGTTATGACAAAGCGTTCGGGTGAAGGCCAGCCGGGGTTGGAATCAAAGACCTTGGTGTCGGGTTTCTTGCCAATCCAATGCTCGGCTTGATAGCGTTGCTCCCGTTTCGGCTCACCGAGTTCCTTGATGTGGCTCGACTTCGCCCACCAAAAGTTGCCCCCAAAGTACGGATAGCCTTCGGGGTTGTTTTGATCAGCCATGTGAGGGAACTGCTCCTTGGTAATCCAATGGCAGCCAACTGCATCCACGCCTTCGAGCATTTGCATGGACCGCTCCCAAGCCACCACGTTGAAGAACAGCATCGACCTGCCCCAAAGTTGGGTTGTCAAGGATGGATTCGCAGCCCCCTTGGTGTGAGCGTACAGGTAGACGGCTTCCTCTTCCTGCGAGGCCCGGTACATTTCGGTAAGGGTCGCCTGCTCCCAAGCATTCGTCCGGGTAACCACGACCTTGACCTTATCGGCCACCATCGAACCTTCCAGCACCTCCTTGACCGCCTTGCGTTGTTCGGGTGGACCGACGATGCCGACCCTTATCTCATCCAAGACATTGATGAGGCCGTAGTTGCACACCGCCATCATGTGCTGGTTGAGGATTAACTGCCAGTTGCCCCCGCAGTAGATGTGGTAATAGTGGACGACTTTCATAAGGTCCAAAGGAGGGTTAGAAGGGTGAGGATGAAAAAAACGGCTGCAAGCGTCTTGCCGATTTCAATTAGCAGGTCAAGGATGCGTTCGGTGTTCATGGGGCAAAGTTACACCACAACGTACTTCCCTGAGTTGCTAACCCTCAATTTGTTAAGGGCCACATACCGCATCGCATCGCAGGCGTGGTTGAAGGAATCAATCGGGACCCCCGTGTTCTTGCCTTCCTTATCGGTGGCCCAAGTGTAGGACCGCAGTTCTTTGATGAGGTTGGTCGAGTCCTTGGTTACCTGCAATTTGAACCTTTTGAGAATGTCTATCCCGTTCCGAACCGAGTCCGGGCCTTTCTCCGCTGGCT